AAGTCATTTGTCTCGCAACCATGTGCTGTGTGGCTTACTTGAATGGTTGAAGACCCATTCGTTGCTGTAAAAGTAACGCTACCAGCAGCCGATGTTGTTCTGATTGGCGTAATGTCAGTGTATAGACCCGCGTCCTTGATGGTGTAGTATTTTAAGTTTGTGCCCACGCCGATGTAGCGAGAGTTATCAAGAGTAATCCACGGGTGCATTGCCCGTGCACTGCCTAGATAAGAATACTGAGTGTAACGAATCCAGCCGCCAATTTTTTCAGGGTATCCAAACCGAAAACGTATTTTATCGCCGTCATACCAACCGCCCTCGTTGGAGTATGACGTTATTTCACGGTTAATACCCGCGCGGAACTGAACTTTTACCAATGGCATATGTGGGCCTCCGGGCTAACATTACTCCGGCTTTTCCGGCCACACTACAGAGAACGGAAAGCCATCTTGCTTTGTTATATCACGAAGCGCCTGACGATAGGAGCGCATTTCATCTGACATAGTAACGTCAGAGAGTGCACACCAATCAGTTTCTGCAAGCATATCGTTTCGTTTCTTCAAAACTCTTGAAGATGCGTGCTCGTCTTCGACTTTGTGTATTTTGTGCTCCAACTTCCATCTTGTAGACGAAATACGAACAAGACTAGAGGCATGCCTATAAAGCATCCTATCATAGTCTGGAATGGTGCCCATATCGACAAGATAAACGCCATGAGCATTCAGCATTTCTTCTGGAATGTCCGCAGGAAAACTTGTGCTCCTGTTTTCCCCCCTAAAATCCTTTAAGGTGTATGGGTATACCGTCGATCCGTCTTCTTTGACTTTTACATACATCGTTGGCCCCTTTAATCTGCCAGTTTATATTCAATCAGGATGTCAGACCCACGCAGTGGTGCATACACGCGCTTGCCATCGCCACGCACATCAAATCCCCGCGCTCTAAACCTATACGGGCCACCCATATCTACGGATATTTTTAGTACATTCTTTAGAACAGGCTGAGACGTGAGAACCCAAGGAGACGCAAGTTCTAGCTCAAAAAGAAATGTGTCAGTAGAGTTAAAAGCTACTGGACCTATACCTATCATCTTCGTTCCAGAATTGTTTATTCTAAAGCTTGAGATGTTTGGAATGGAAAAAACACCCCTGTCCACCGCCGCACCGCCAGCATAACCGGCGGTGTCTGTGTCATAAGGTGTTCCAAGATTGTACTGATAAAAAATTGAACCGCCGTTAGTGGTATAGAGTCTGGCTCCATCTTCTCTGAAGAAAAAAAAGTCGTTGCTAGACGAAAATGAAAAGGTGCGAATAAAAGTAGCCCCAGCAGATAAATCCCAAGGTGTGTTAAGCTGGTAGGTTTCTAAAATATCATTTACACATGAAAACAAAAGAGTCCCGTCCCGACTAAGCGAAACATCTGTATCTCTCATCGAAGTTAATTCTGCTGCAAAATTTGCTGTGGATATGTCATATGGCGTTGACATATCATATTGCTCCACTGTGCTCGTCTGGCTGTCTGCGATGTAGAAAGAATCCCCACCGGGCCTAAAAAACAAGCCGCTTTTACCGCTACTTGTCGTATTATCTAGACCCGGAAAATCATAATAGTTAGACGCAGGGTACTGCCTTGCTGCCGTAGTAGTGTCCCACGCGGTTGATAAGTCATAGTTGAAAACAGTGATAAACTCAGTACCAGAATAATTATTTATATAAAATCGCGTTCCATCAGCTTTGAATGAAATGTGTTTGAGATACATGGTACTACTTGGCGTAGTAGAACTGCCTTGCTGATACCAATTGTCATCATCAAAGGTGTTTGTAGTAGTAGTGGTTGAAATGTTCCAAGTGTTTGGTGACGTAACTGTGTATTCATAAACTACCGCATCTACATAGCTTGTAGCATAAAATATCTCACCATTGTCTCTCCAGTAATGGCCATAGCCTGAAGCAATGGACTTTGTATCAACCGAAGACGCCGTACTGATGTCCCAAGCCGTGCTCAAAGAAAAATGATGCAACGTGCTATTGCCTGCAGAGTTTGAAAAATCCATGACAAACATGCGCAAGCCATCTGGGCTAAACGATATTGATGATGGTCTAGCAAATGAAAGACCCGTCAGGGCATAATCTTGATTAAAAGAAGCCGTTGTAACATCCCAAGCCGTTCCAAGGTCGTACTCATATACCTTGTTGTTTTGCCAACCCGTAACATATACCTTGAGTCCGTCAGAGCGCACAAACAACCCTTTGGGCTGACTGTCTTGCGAAGACACAGAAAAAGACTTTCCGCTTTGAAATTCAAACGGATGAATTTCCCACGCAGAACTGCCTTTGTATTCTTCCAAAGCTGTTCCGTTGAAGCTAAAGAAAGATGTTCCATCGTCTTTCCACGCAATTTGTTCAGTGGTGGATGTAGTGGAAGGAGTTCTGCCCCAAGGCGCAAAAAGCTTTGTAACATTATTTAGAGTCCACTCGTCTCCGGGAGCCCCTGCTGCCGCGAACTGCATCATGCGTGAAGTATTCGACATTATTGCAAATCCTGACCTGCGACGAATCCATACCAGTTAGAACCGCCATCAGTTGTGAACAGTGTAATTACATCAATTGCACCAGAACCGGACGAAATAGTTGGTGCAACTCCTTCAGGCCACTTAACAGATGCGGGCCAAGTAATGGTGCGGGCAGTCGTATCCTGAATAATCCGTAGCGTCATGGCATACGCCGTTCCAGAAGTTGGCGGATTGGAAAGCGTAACCGATGTCACATTTTCTGTTAGGGTCAGTTGGAAGACGTTTGCCGTCTCGCAGTTGATCGTAACCGCCCCAGAAGAAGACGAAACCGTGGCATACGTCTCGTTATAGGACTTAGCCTTTATCTCCTCGCTGAAAACCACATCGCCATTTGCGTCGGCAGTCACTGCCTTGCTGGCCTCAGAAGTGCCAAGAGTGGTGATGTCTAGATAGTTGATCTCAGCAGTTGTTACGGTCGCACCATCCAGAATGCTAAGCTCCGCAGCAGAAGCAGTAATGCCAAGAGTAGCAATAACGGTCCCCCCATCAGGATCGTCAAGGATCGTCCTTGCGAATGCCGTCACCGTTGTCGTCGTGTAAACGTCCGGGCCCGTGGTATACAGCATTTTGTCCGCAATAGTTGGCAAGCTGGCAATAGACGCAAGGCTTGCGTCATACGCTTGAACATCCGTGCCAATAGCCAAGCCAAGATTGGTCCGAGCCGTTGCCGGGCTTGCAACATCGGAAAGATCATTAGAGGCCTTTAGAAAATTCGGTAAATTTGTAGAAAGGCTGACAACATTAGCCGACCCACTGCCGCCATCGCAGTAAATAATATCACTTTCGCCATCAGCAATCGTCACCGTTGTTCCTGAGCCTTGCGTAAAAATAACGCTCTGGCCTGAGTTGTTCTTAACAAAGTAAAGCTTTTGTGCATTGTTCGGCTCTACGGTGATTGTATTGGTTCCAGAAGGCGTCCCACCAAGAACAAGAACCTTTGACATGCCATCAGACACAGCGCCGTCTGTAGTTGTCAGAGTGTGCGTGGTGCCTGACAGAGTAATATCAACAACGCCGTTCGTCAGCTTGTCGATAATGTCGAAGTTAGTGTTTGTGGTATCACCCCATGTGCCGGATTCGTCACCCGTTGCAATCTTAGTGATGCCACCATTAATCGTATACGTTGCCATCTCAGATTCCTTACGCGGCTATGTCTGACCAGTCTGTGCTGGTACTAGGATCTATTTCTGACCAGACAGGTGATGAACTCGGGTTTATTGGAGTATAACTTGTTCCGGGTTCTGGAACAATCCTTCCCCAAACAAGCACAGTCCCGACTGTTCCCGTGGCAGAAACGCCAGTCAAGGTGACGTTGGCTGTGCCTGTCACTGTAACAGAGCCAACAGAACCTGTAGCAGAAACACCCGTGACCAGAGCCGTGACGCTAATCTTAACCGTCACAGCGCCGACAGAGGCGGAACCAGCCACCCCAGAAAGATTAACGGTTGCGTCCGCCGAGACACCCACAGCGCCGACAGAACCAGTGGCAGATAGGCCAGTCTGTGGAACGACGGCATCGCCAGTTGCTGTTACGCTTCCAACTTGGCCAGTGGCGGATAGGCCAGTCACGGTGACTGCCGCGCCACCGATTGCTGTTACGCTTCCAACTTGGCCAGTGGCGCTTACCCCTGTCACAGAAACTGGGGTGAGCAAACTTACCGTGACACTGCCGGTTGAACCTGTAGCTAGAAGCCCAGTCTGTGGAGCGACGGCATCGCCAGTGACAACGAGAATGCCGACACCGCCAACGGCGGAAACCCCGGTTACATTGACTACAGCGTTGTTGGACGCAACCCCACCATCATCGGCAAGAGGCGCTGATGCTAGAGGGTTGAAGCCAAGCATTTATTCACTCACTTATGGTTTTGTCGGCCAGACGACCGCGTTGGGGAAACCTTCTTGCCCTGTTATATCACGAAGCGCCTGACGATACACTTCCCATTCTGACGGGACTGGCGTTCCTTTCTCGCTGTGAAACACAACGATCCAATCAGTTTCGGCAAGCAGTCGGTCTCGGTGCCGCCTTACGTTGATGGATGCTTGATTCCCCTCAAGGGGGACTTCGACCCACTTCTGCTTCCAAACGCCGTCAACATTTTCAACAGTGTTCGCAAGCATGTGCGTTTTGTTGTCGAAACTCGGAGCAACCGTTGGCTCAACGCGGTAGACGCCATACGCCGCCAGCGTACTATCCGAAGTTGGCTCGGGGAAGCTGACGTTTGCGTTTTCACGGCGCATCTCACTAAGAGCGTATGGGTATTTGCTCGGACTGCCGTTTGTGACTTTGACGAACATGTTGCCCTCCAATTTAGGTTAAGCTGTAAGCCCATACGGCGTCGGAAATACTCCCGACAACGTACATCACTCTACCGTCGGGTTTGAAGAAAACGCCGCTCGGACTGAGTGCTTCAGCAGCAACGCTAAAGTTCTGCACGTACGACGCAGTTGATACATCCCAAGCGGTGGATAGGTTGTACTCGTATGCGGCGTCTCCATCAAAGCCGATGACATACATTTTAAGGCCGTCTGGTTTGAAAAAAACGCCGGTCGGACCGGTTTCTTGAGCAGCAATGCTAAAGTTCTGCAAGTACGACGCAGTGGAAATATCCCAAGCCGTGGATAGGTCGTATTCGTTTACGTCGTCTCCAACATTGCCGATGACATACATTTTAAGACCGTCAGGTTTGAAGAAAAGGCCCTGCGGATTAGTTTCTTGAGCAGCAACGCTAAAGTTCTGCAGGTACGATGCCGTGGAAACGTCCCAAGCAGTAGACAGGTCGTATTCGTTTACGTCGTCTCCGGTACTGCCGATGACATACATTTTAAGACCGTCAGGCTTGAAGAAAACGCCGAGCGGAGCGGTTTCTTGAGCAGCAATGCTAAAGTTCTGCACGTACGACGCAGTTGATACATCCCAAGCAGTGGATAGGCTGTATTCGTTTACGTCGTCTCCAGTAGCGCCGATGACATACATTTTAAGGCCGTCTGGTTTGAAAAAAACGCCGGTCGGAGCGGTGTCTTGAGCAGCAACGCTGAAGTAAGAATTAGCGGGGGCAATCCACGACGCAGTGGAGACGTCCCAAGCGGTGGATAGGTTGTACTCGTATACGGCGTCTCCATTCGCTACGGGGATGTACATCTTAAGACCGTCGGATTTGAAAAAAAGTCCGGTCGGAGCGGTGTCTTGAGCAGCAACGCTAAAGTTCTGCACGTACGATGCAGTGGAAATATCCCAAGCAGTGGATAGGCTGTATTCGTTTACGTCGTCTCCAACATTGCCGATGACATACATTTTAAGGCCGTCAGGTTTGAAGAAAACGCCGGTCGGAAAGGTTTCTTGAGCAGCAATGCTGAAAGACTGCACGTACGACGCTGGCGTAATGGTCCAAGCAGTGGATAGGTCAATCTCGTATACGGCGTCTCCAATATCGCCGATGAAATACATTTTAAGGCCGTCAGGTTTGAAGAAAACGCCCTGCGGACCGGTGTCTAGAGAAGCAAGGCTCAACACCCGCGCTATCGACGCAGTTGATACATCCCAAGCGGTGGATAGGCTGTATTCGTTTAGGTCGTCTCCAGTATTGCCGATGACATACATCTTAAGGCCGTCAGGTTTGAAGAAAACGTCGCGCGGATCGGTGTCTTGAGCAGAAACGCTGAAGTTCTGCAGGAACGATGCCGTGGAAACGTCCCAAGCAGTGGATAGGTCGTACTCGTTTACTTCGACTCCACTAACGCCGATGACATACATCTTAAGGCCGTCGGGTTTGAAGAAAACGCCGCTCGGATTGGCTTCTTGAGCAGAAACGTTAAACTTGCCGTAAGGTGGGATGCTTGGGTTGTCTAACGTCCAAGCAGTGTTCTTAACGCCGCCCGCAGGTAGCAGGTCTCTACTGTTTGTCATGGCCCCTCTCCAGCCAGCGCGCCGTACAGAGTAGACGAAACCTTCCATAAAACAATTACGGTGTAGGCTGACGTAGACAGTGTTGGCGCATTAGCGCCGTTGTTCACCCAAGTCATCGTCGGCCAAGTCACAGTGTAACCTGTTCCGTCATCAACCATCAGCGTGATCGACTGCCCAGAACTAAACCCATCCGAATAAGTTGTGTTCCCAGTCAGCGTGTGCAACTGGATAGAACCATTGTCTGGTTCTAGCGTAACAGAAGTCCCGCTGATGTTGTAAATCTCTTCGACAATAGTTCCATCCAGCGTTGGGGTGCTGAGCGTTTTGTTCGTCAACGTGTCCGCGCTTGTCGGAGTAACCGCGCCAGATGGAGGAAGCAGACTAGAAAGGTTTGCCATGTCGTAACTCCTAGACAGTTATCTCGGGACTAAACAGCCACATGTTTACGTTGGAAAAGTTAGGGGTGCTGGTCTCGGTGTACAAATAGAACGACCCGCTTTGCGCTCCAGCAGGGCCAGTGGCGCCTGAAGGCGTTGAGCCGCT